CCACGGCGCTCTTTCTTCCATAACATCTGAACGCCAATCTTGACTAGGTCTTTACTGTGACTGGGCACTGCATCATCTGGGATGCTATCGATTGCCGCTCGCCTCTCATCCTTACTTGGTAAGTCCAATATGTTACTTGGCAGATAGTAGGGCAGGGTTGCCTTTGCTAGATCATGGAAGTCTGAATCTAGGTTGTCCTCTATGTACTGAAGGCACTGGGGGTAGTATGTTTTTTTCGCCGCTAATTTAATTTGGGCGTTGAACGCTGCTGGCTTCATCGGGAACCTCTAGTAATTCTCTCATCAACAGAATGCCTGTCTCCCAATCAACCGTGACTGTCTCGACAGTTTTGAATGAGTATTCCTTGAATGTCCATAACGGAAATACCATACGTATTGGCTGGCGGTCATACTTATAGATCAGTACTGGTATGTACTTATCTCCCGCCGATGTCTTAGCCTGCTCCCACCACTCAGGCTTGTACCAGTGACCACTGGCGTATCGCTTGGCTTCAATCATTAGGTTGTGAAACTCAATGTCAGCCTTGCCGCAGGTCTGGTACTGGTCAAGGTTTCGCTTCAGGTGACTAGCGCACGAACCGAACTCATCTTGAAACATCTTGATAAGCTCGCGCTCGAACGCATGACCCTTAGCTCGACCGTTTATCAACTGTCTACCTTGACGACAGTCGAGATCAGTTTGTCTAAGTACCAGCGGGCTTTACGCAGGTCGGTTATCTCGCTGCCCTTATGACGATACCTATGAAGGTATTTCTTAACATTGCCCTCGAGGTAGGCTTGAAAGCCCTCACCAAGATTGTCTTCTAGATAATCGATGCACTCGATCTTACCGTTGTTGTAGTGGGCAGGATGGTTGACGTTGTCTGCTTCAGGCTGTCGCGCCTCCACACTCGCTAGCTTATCTCTAAGTTCATTCCATTCGGCTGGTGTTGCGTTATCAATACTCATATTCTTACTCTCCGTTTGCATATTGGGCAGGGCTTAGTCCAGTCGGTAGTCTCTGGGCAGCGACAGTGCTTGGTTCTGCCGTAGTAGTCTGCATCGAGTGGTAGCTTGTAACTCCCCGCTGTTTTAATTGGTTTCCTGCTAAATTGTTTTTTCTCATATTCCGTAAACTTCATTCACTTTTACCTGTGTCCATTCAAGCAACTCGTACTGAGTGCCGTATCGTTCTTCAAACCTTTTCTTAAAGGGGTGGCGGCTGGTGTAGCTAGCGTTGTCCTCACCCCCTCGATGATGCTTGTAACATAGGGGTATAGATTTCAGGTGCGCCCCCTCCTTGGTCTTGCCATCTATGTGATGCACTTCTGCTGGTGTGAACACGTTGAACTGGCGGAGGCATACGCAACAACCAAGCTGCGTAATCCGATCCATCCACTGCTTGTCAGCAGCATTAGCACCACGACCCTTCACGTTCCGTAAACTCTCCGCTCGGCACGCTCACTGGCTAGCATCGATTGCCAGACTTTGAACTCAACCTCGGCAGCCAGCATCTCTGACTTGGCGGCAGCGAGCATTCCCTTAGCCCTGCCTCTTGACAGGCGAGCCTCGTACACGTTCGCATCTTCATCTGATGCTCTAAGCTGTGCAGCATTGGTCTTGGCGCCTTGCGCTTCAGCTACTACCATTGTCTGGGCGACGATCCGCTTCTCATCAGCATCAGCCTTTGATAGCTCGTACTCAGCCTTGCCGACAGCGATGCCAGCCTCCCTAATCTTCTGTGCAAAATTTTCCTGATCCATTTAATTTTCCTTTGAATAGTTAATGTAATACCTAGCCTTACTGTTCTTTCTGTCACGGTACTGACAGGTCTTGCTATCGAACTCAAAGCCCACTTTGCCTTCGTACATACCGTTCCTGTTCTTCAGAACTTCAAGGTACATATCCCACTGCCTTGTGTACTGCTCATCAGGCTCCTCGCCTAACATCTCAGCCTGCTCAATCTGCTCTGCTTTGCGCTTGTTTTTCCAGACACTTATGAATCCGTCAGCGAGGTCTGTGATACTGCCGCTACCCTTAACGTCGTACTTGTTAGGCGCTGCATACTCTGACTCACCCTTTCGGACGTGCGTCACAATGAATATGGTCACTGGAAAAGCGAGTTTGAAGTTGACCAGCTTCTCGATGAACCTTTGCTGACCTTCATAGTCATCTTGCCTAACCATATTGGTAAGGGAATCAACCACGAATGTGTTAATGCCGTAACGTCGATACGCATATTCAAAACAGGACATAAGGTCTTCAGGCTTGGGGGTCAGCTTGTCAACGAACAGCCATAGGTTGGGGCACATCCACTCGAGCAGTTTCTTTCGGTATGGCTGGGGTGGTTGCTCTGATCCGGCAGCCTGCCTAACCATTCGCCCCATGGTTGCTTTTGGCGTCATCTCCATCGATGCAATCAATACTTTCTGCTGTTGTTCAACAGCGTTAAGTGCTAACTGATTTAGCCACATCGACTTGCCGTGACCGTTGATCCCGCACACACCCCACAGTTCGTTAGGTCTGAACTTGATGTCCTCTTCATCTAACTTAGCCCAGCCAGAGCCGAAGCCTTGCGTGTCATCTAATTTGTTCTCGAAGAAGTCATCGATGTCCGCTTCAAAGTCCAGTACAGATCGAAGGGTTTCTGGATCTTTCCAGCGTGCCTCTTGGTAGGCGCACTCCAACATCCAGCGTGCCTGCTCGTAGCCTTCTTTCTGAAGTAGCTCGTTGATGTCCTTGGTCGGGAGGTTCACCCTGTAACAGCGGTCACCCAGTCGCTGCATAATTTCTGCGGCGGCTAGCTCTCCCTGTTCATCCATATCTGTGGCTATAAGGATCTCTTCAAAGCGTGCGAGGTTCTCGTACTCGTGCGCTATCCACTTGGTCTGCTTTGCGCCTCTACCCCCGCCCATCGGCACGGACAATGCTGGGAATCCTAGTTCACCCGCTGAAATTGCATCCCACTCGCCTTCTACAATCCAGACCTTTCGCGCATCGTCTGGCATTGCTTGCCACCCAAACAGGATAGGTTTCAAATCTTTCTGTGTAGATGGGTTGCCGTCATGATTAATCGGCTTGGTCTTTAGGAATGTCTGCTTGCCGTCAGGCTCAAAGAACGGAAACACGACATCTTGTCCGCGCTTGGTATCAGTCTCATAAATCTTCCATCTAAAGCAGACTTCCCCCACGTCTTTAAACCCTCTAGTCTCCATGTATCCATGCAGATTGGAGCTGGCATTCTTTGCGGGAGGTTGTGGTTTGGTGTAGTTCTTTTTTTCCGCCGGAGCAACTTTTTTAGCAGGCGTGTTGTCTCGTATGCCGTATCGCTTTTTTGCCCACTCCATTGCATCGACCAGTGTGAGTCCTTGGCTGTACATAATCAGGTCAAGTAGGTCACCTCCCTCACCAGTACTAAAGTCCATCCACTTGCCGCACTGATCGCCATTAAGATAGACGCTCATACTTCTGCCTTTCTCACCTTGGATAGATCCGATCTTGTAACAGCCGCTCTCAACGCGACCGTCAGGGTAAAGTTCGTGGCATATACTGGTAGCGTGCGGTGCTAGGTTCTGCGCTAGTGTTTTGATATCCATCATTTGACAGCCCCCAACAGGTCATTGGTTCGTGTCGCATTTTTGTAGCACGAAAGCCCCTGCCAGTCTGGCTTGCCGATAGATTGCCAGCCTCTCGCGATTGCATTGTCCACAACACCGGAGAGATCGAAGCCCTGCTTCTTGAATACCAAAAAGTCCTGCGAGATCGTGGTGATCATTTTCTTGGCAGGCTTTCTGCCTTTGCGATCTACCAGTTTGTATTCCCACCATTTCATCCATGGCTGTTTTGAAATACCTTCTGGTGGAGTGTTAAGGAGATCAGACCGCCAGCATGTTTGTTCTTTTTGATGTTCGTTAGTAATAATGTTTGTTCTTTGGGTCTGATTACCTTGATCTGGGTTTACTTGATCTGGGTTAGCTTGATCTGGGTTTTGATGATCTAGTGGAAAACGACCCCTAACATCAGTAACCAGCCAGTCCCATCGGACAACATGACCGCTTTCGTTTCGGATAATTTCTCTCCGTA